GCTACAAACGCTGCAGCTAGTGCATCAACAGCAACAACACAAGCTACCAACGCATCCAACTCAGCTACTGCAGCACAGACTGCAGAGACTGCTGCTGAACTAGCAGAAACCAATGCAGAGACTGCACAGACTGCTGCTGCAGCTAGTGCTTCTGCTGCTTCTTCAAGCGCATCTGCTGCATCTACCTCAGCAACTAACGCAAGTAACTCAGCTACTGCAGCCGCTACTTCAGCTACTAACGCAAGTAACTCAGCTAGTGCTGCTTCTACGAGTGCTTCCAATGCTTCTACGTCAGCAACTGCTGCTGCGTCATCTGCGTCAACAGCTTCTACACAAGCCACTAATGCCAACAATTCTGCATTTTCTGCAGCTACTAGTGCAACAAGTGCAGCTACATCAGCAACAACAGCCACTACTCAAGCAGGTATAGCTACAACACAAGCATCTAATGCTTCTACTTCAGCCAGTAATGCAGCTACCTCAGAAACTAATGCAGCAGCTAGTGCATCCACAGCAACTACACAAGCCACTAATGCAAGCAATAGTGCAAGTAGTGCATCAACATCAGCGACTAATGCTAGTAACTCTGCCAGTGCTGCAGCAACCTCTGAAACCAATGCAGCTAACTCTGCAACCTTAGCAGCAAGCTACACACCAAGTCAAACAGGTAACTCTGGTAAGTTCTTAACTACCAATGGTACAGCTACATCATGGGCTAATGTTGATGCTTTACCTTCTCAGACTGGTAATGCAGGAGAATACTTAACTACTGACGGTACTACTGCTTCTTGGTCTCCTTTAGATACGGATGCAAACAAAACCACTAAAGGTTTATACGAACACAGCAACACCATCTCAACAAGCTACTCCATCACTGCAGGTAATAACGCACACTCTGTAGGAGCTTTAACAATCGCTTCTGGTGTTACCGTAACTGTACCGTCCAACAGTCGCTGGGTTATCTTGTAAATATGGTTTTAAATAAAGTATGTTCTAAGTGTAAAATTGACAAACCTGCATCAGAGTACACGCCAAGATATGATAGACCTTCAGGTATAAGACCTTGTTGTAAAATGTGTCAACGAGTAGTTGATAATAAAAGAAGAAAGAGTGAATCAGGTGTAAAGAAGTACCGTGGAAAAGCATGGAAGGCGCAAGGCATAAACATTACTTATGATGAGTATGCAGTAAAGTATGAAAAGTTAGGTGGTTGTTGTGAGATATGTAATATTAAACTTAATACTTTATGCGTTGACCACAACCACACAACAGGCAGCATTAGAGGTTTGTTATGCACTGCTTGTAATTTAGGAATAGAACATTTTAAAGAATCTGAACAGACCATGAAGAGCGCAATTAAATATCTACAGACTTACAAGGAAACAATATGAGTATTGTTCTGCAGTCCTCTGCTGGAGGACAAATAACCATCCAAGAGCCTGCAACTGCTAGTAACTTTACGCAGACATTACCTGCTGCTAGTGGTGAAGTCGTAGTTACTGGGGCAAATAGCGCAATTGTGAGCGGAACTGCTGTAGCCTCTACAAGCGGAACATCTATTGACTTTACTGGAATTCCTAGTTGGGTAAAGCGAATTACAGTAATGTTTAATAGCGTAAGCACTAACGGAACATCTGCTATTCAAATGCAGCTTGGTTCAGGAAGTTTTACAACTTCAGGTTATTTAGGTTCTGGACTCAATGTGGCTTCTACTTTTGTACCAGCAGGTGCAAATTCTTCATCAGGATTATTATTAATGAGTGGGTCAAGTGCAGCCGCTGTTTATCAGGGTTTTTCAACAATATCTTTAATTACTGGAAATTCGTGGTGTCAAAATGGAATTTTAGGAAGAAGTGACACCGCTGCTGTTGCTTGGTCTGGTAATTTTATTAATCTTAGCAACACACTTGACCGTGTTCGCATTACTACTGTAAACGGCACAGACACATTTGATGCTGGCTCAATCAACATTCTTTACGAGTAAATCATGGATAGAATAGAAATTAATGTGATTACTGGCGAACAAAGAACGGTTGAATTAACGGCTGAAGAAGTGGCACAAGCCCAAGCAAGTTACGCAGAATGGCTTGCCTCACAGCCAACCAAAGAAGAACAGATTGCTAAACTGCAAGAGCAGATTGACGCATTAAAAGAACAGGAGCAACTATCGTGAGTACAGTAAATGTCAATAGAGTAGTCGATGCAAGCGGTGGAGTTTTAGCACCCATTAGTTCAGTGTTTGCTCCGACTGCTTTACTTGTAAAAACTCACAACTCTACTGGTATTAAATACTTTTGCAAAACTACTAGACTTACAAGATTAAACACTTACACAGGCAGCGGTACATTGTGGAAAAGACTTATTGATAAACACGGTAAAGATATATCAACTGGTGTAGTTGGTATTTACTACGATGAGAAGCGTTGCACAGAAGCAGCTTTACAGTATTCTAAACAGTGGGACATTGTTAACTCAAAAGAGTGGGCAAACCTAATTGAAGAAAATGGAATGACAGGCGCAGGTGCTGGTGAATTAAACCATATGTACGGCAAGCCAAGCCCACAAATTGGTGTTAAAAGACCTTGGGTTGGCAAGACAGGCGCAGACAATCCCATGTTCGGTAAGCCTAGTCCTATGCGTGGTAAAAAGAACATCGGTGCTAGTCTGGCTCACAAAGGACGCAAGCGACCTGAAGGCGGTGGCAAAAAGCCTCATCCTGTTGTGGGAATGAAGGACGACCAAGAGTATTCTTTTAACTCTGTTTCAGATGCTTCACGCTTTGTTAACTGTAGCCGTTCAGGTATTAACAAATGCTGTAGCGGAAAAGCAAAAACAGCTGGTGGTTACACTTGGAAATATAAGGAGCAAGAGTGAGTACTCTCAATGTAAATAGGATAGCTGACGCTAGTGGTGGTGTATTCGCTCCTGTCAGTTCTGTACATAAAAATCGCATCATAAACGGTGCAATGGTTATTGACCAACGAAACGCTGGTGCTAGTGTTACTCCAACAAATGGGCAATATCTTGTAGATAGATTTTTTGCGGTGCTTTCACAATCGTCTAAGTTTACAGCCCAACAAAACGCTGGTTCTGTAACACCACCCGCAGGATTCACTAACTATCAAGGTGCTACATCATCTTCTGCATATTCTCTTGCTGCGGGAGATTATTTTGCAATACAGCAAAAGATAGAAGGTTTTAATATTGCAGACTTAGGATGGGGAACTGCTAACGCTAAAACAGTTACAGTATCTTTTCAGGTTTATAGTTCATTGACAGGCACTTTTGGTGGTGCATTGAACAATGCTGCTGGAAATAGATGCTATCCATTTACCTATTCCATTCCAGTAGCAAATACTTGGACTTCAATAAGCGTAACTATTGCTGGTGATACAACAGGCACTTGGAACACTAATAATTTGACTGGCCTGCTAGTTAGTTTTGGTCTTGGAGTAGGTTCAACCTATAGTGGCACTGCGGGTGCTTGGGCGGCTGGCCCATTCTTTTACTCAGCCACAGGCGCAACATCCGTAATCGGAACAAACGGAGCAACCTTCTACATCACAGGTGTTCAGCTTGAAAGAGGCACACAAGCTACTTCATTTGAATACAGACAGTATGGTACTGAGTTGGCTTTGTGTCAGCGGTATTTTGAAACAACTGGTGTTTTTGTTTCAACTTCAGCTTGGACTACCATTGTAAATGGTGCAGGGCCAAAAGTCGCAAAAAGAGCTACCCCCACACTTTCTGTTACTAATTTTGGTAGTGGTTCAGGAGCAGTTTTTACTTATTCAGCTCCTTCCGTTGGTGAAGCAGGTTCTGGTTGGGCATATCAAACAACTGGAAACAGTGCTTTTGCTAGTGCAACCCTTCAAATGACTGCGGAGTTATAAATGTATAAATTATATAAACCAACAGGTTTCAATGAAGCTGTTATTCGCTTAGAAGACAACGCTTGCATCCCCTTCGACCCAGCCAACACAGATTACCAAGCCTACCTGAAGTGGCTTGAAGAAGGTAATTTACCATTACCAGCAGATGAGGTAACACAATGAGTTTAATTCTTGACGGAAGCAACGGTTTATCCGATGTAGACGGTTCAGCAGCTACCCCTGCAATACGAGGTACTGACGCTAATACAGGCATCTTCTTTCCTGCCGCAGATACGATTGCGTTCTCTGAAGGTGGTGCAGAAGCCATGCGTATTGATAGTTCAGGGAACTTGGGGATTGGTACAAGTAGCCCTGCTACATACGATGCAAAATTAGCTGTTTTTAATGGCAATTTAGCTTTAACTACAACAACAAATAAACTTTATTTGTATTACAATAGTTCAACAAACAATGCAAACCTATCTACCGCAAGTGACGGGTCTATTACATTTGTTAATGGAACATCATCACCAACAGAGCGTATGCGTATTATCCCTAGTGGTAATTTGTTGGTTAATAGAACAACTAGTGCTAATTATGGCGGTCAATTACAAGTTGGTTTTGATAACAGCGTTGCAAACGGAATTATTGTAAAAGCATCGTCTACAACCTATGTTGGTTCATCGGTTATTTTTGAAAATTCTACTGGTGGAATATCTGGAATTATTTCAAATACAGCCACAACAACAGCTTACGGAACATCATCGGATTATCGTTTAAAAGATAATGTAGTGCCAATGGTCGGAACATTAGATAAAATAGCTTTACTTAAACCAGTAACATATACATGGAAACACGACAATTCTGTTGGTCAAGGTTTTATTGCACACGAACTTCAAGAAATTTTTCCTGATGCAGTTATTGGCGAAAAAGATGCTGTCAATAAAGACGGCTCAATTAAAGCGCAAGGTATCGACACCAGCTTCCTTGTAGCTACTCTTACAGCAGCAATCCAAGAACTCAAAGCAACCGTAGACGCACAAGCAGCACAAATCGCAGCGTTAGAGGCAGCAGTATGAGTGACATCAATCCTGTAGAGTACGGTAAGCTAGTTAATGCTGTTGAGAACTTAGAGCATAAAGTAAACTCAATGGATGCTGACATTAAACGATTAGTGGCTATGGCAGAGCGTAGTAAAGGTTCTCTGTGGGCTTTGAT